TTCTAACTCGCAAAGAAATTTAAGCACTTGGCAGTTTTTAGATTCACAGGTGACAGTAAGTACAGAAAAAATAAATCAACCATTTTTTTTAAATTTTTTAAATGAAATAGAATTTGACGACTTTTTTTCAAGTTCAAAAGAAATAAAATTTGTTGGTCCAAATTTAGAAAATTTAGAAGATTTAAATCAGTATTCTGCAACACTAACTTCTGGTTGTTATTTTTACACTGAAAGTGCTTACATAAAATCAGTATCTATTGGGTTTGAATATAATGATACATCTTCAGGGGAAACAATAGAAAAAATAAAAAAATACGAAACTAATATTTCTCAAAAATGGATTTTTCTTTCTCACACGTCAACTTTTCCAAATCAAAGCACATCCTTTAGACCTTTAATTAAAGTTGAATTTGAAGGTGGGGCAGCATCTACAGAAAGTTATAAAATATTCACAAACGGATTTACAGTTGGGCAAGAGTCTGAAAACTTTAATACTATTTCTTTGGGGGCAGAAGTTCAAACTTTTCCCAGCACAATTGCTATTTCTGGAGTTGATCAGGTATGTGTTGCAAATTCTTATATTCCAGGATTGAGCAATGGATACTATTTAATAAAAAATAATCGTTTGCTTGCAAAAAATACAAGCGTACCAATGGTTTATGGCTCGGATAGTATAACAAAAATTATTCCAAATGAAAACAATCCATCATTTATTATTTCTGGTTTTGGATTTTTAAATGAAACCGGAAAATATAAACAATATACAGTCGAGATGTGGTTAAGGATTGATTGTAATTCTGTAGATAATTTTAGAATTTTTGGTCCAATTGGTTCAACAGACGGAATATATATTAAAGATGGTTTTATTAGTTTAGTTGTTGGAGAATATTTTGGATCTCATTATGTTGGAGAGTGGTATAGGCCAATGCTTATACAAATTAAAACAACGCAAACAAGTGCTTCTTTATCTATTAATGGTGAGCAAGTCATAAATTTAAGCCCACACTTAGAGAATATAAATTTTCCTTCAGAGTTTAATAACAGTAACAAAGAACTAGATTGGCTTGGATTTTATTCAAACGAAGATATTGCTGCATACGAAATAGATTGTTTGGCCATTTATTCATACTTAGTTCCAGATGTTGTTTCTAAAATTAGATGGGTAACTGGACAAGGAGTTTTTTCTCCAGAGGTTGTTAATTCATCTTACGGAGCATCATCCGTTTACATTGACTACCCATACTCAGAATATACGGCAAACTATACATATCCAAATATTGGGACTTGGGATCAAGCAACAAATGATAATATGAAAACAACAGAAAAAAACTTATCTATAGTTAAACATGACTTACCAGTTTTATTTCTTGAAGATAAAACAGAAAGTAATTTTTTTACTGACAATCAAGCAGTTCAAGACGAAGATGTCTGTTATTTTACATTTAGGCCAAACTCGACTTGGAACAACAAAAAAACTTATGCATACTTTGATAACTTTACTTTAAATGCTGAAAAAGTTGGCGGTATTTTTACAGTATTTAAAATTGATGAATCTATAAATCAAAACCAAACACTTTTTACAATATATGACATAAATAGCAGCGATTACTTTAAAGTAACTCTAAACGGCACTTCTTTAAGTTATCATTTTAGTTATAATCAAGAGGTCACAACTCTAACATCAATAAGTTCAATCCCGCTGGATACATATTTTTCTGCTGGCTTTACACTTTCAGTTATTTCAGAATATTTTGGTTTAAATCTATCATCATTTTTTGATAAAACAAATTCTTTAAAAATAAATCTTGGAGCAAATCAAAATGGTTTAGAAAATTTTTTAGGCAAATTTTATAAATTTGACATTTGCAGTAGATATAATGTTAGTTTAATTTCTGATAATTTTTTAAACAACGGCCTTTGTGATAGTAGCAAAGTTGCAAACCTTCTAAGTCATACATCAACCTACACCCTTAAGGGAGTTTTAAATTACGACAATTACTACTTGGATATTGACTCTTATGGGTACTGGGAAGATTATTTACCATTGTCATACTTTGCATCCTATGTAAACAACTCTAATGGAGACAAAGTATATGATTTAGATTTTATTCAATTTAATATAGACTATCCAGCCCCAACATCTTTATTGTTTTCAGAAACAGTGTCTAATTGGGACTACGAAAGTTTAGATTTAAGTTACGATCATACGGTACAAAGATCATACTCTCAACTAGACAATTCTTTGTTTTCTGGTTGGCAAGATTATCAAGATATAGATCAAAAATCGATAAAAAATTATTATTATAATACAGAAGGTTCATTTGTTAGAAGTTACATTACTTTTCAAAGTATAGATTCTGGAGCAAACAAAAATTTAAAAACTTTTTCACAAAGGCAAACAGTTAGCAACAATAAAATATTAAACGTTTCAAATTTCAATGATTGGCAAAATATTGCATTTGAGGTTGTAGATAATACTATTATATATCCTCCATCAGGTGTTGACTTTAATAAATTTGCTATCGTTACTCACCTTGTTTTTGATATAAAAGGAACGAAGAACTATGATTTAACATTAAAGAAGATGGAGTTTGCATCTCAAGCCCTAGATAATTCTTCCTCGAAACAAATAGGAACAAGATTTGGAACTTTAATTTATCCCTATAGGAAAACAGGGATATATTTTGATTATAAATCAAAAAATCCAATTAGTATATACAAAGAGAGCGTGCCCTATTTGTATTCAACTAAAAAAAGTGGTATAGAAATTAGAGGAAACTTTAATCCTTTCGTTAGCAGGGGTGTTAGGGTTCCAATAAATCAAAATAATTCTTCTAATTATAAGATGTCTGCATTGCAAATGTGGGTTAGATATAACTTGGAAAAATTTTCCTATGGAGCCACTCAGGTTTTTGAAATAGAGCATAAGGGGGATATAATTGAATTTTTTATATCCGCAACAGATGGAAACGGAAAAAGAGGTAAAATTTTTGCAGTAAACAAATCAAATAAACAAGAAGTCAATGGGTTGGCATTTTATATAAATGGAAACATAGTAAGAGAGCCAATTATTGATGTTATGGAGTGGGCAGTTTTGGGTGTATCCTTTGCTAACAGTTTAGACTTTAATAATTTTTCAGGAAGCATTAATTTAAATGGTCCGTTTGTTTATAACAATATTACTAATTATCAATCTACTTCATTACAAGAAATACAATCAAAAATTTTTAGGCCTTGGCTAAAAGTAAAAAATAGTGAAGGAATTGATTTATTTTGGTCATATTGGCTTCAGTCTTATAACTGGAATGGGGTTTTAGTTTTATCAACATCCGAACTTTATGGAATTGACCCATCCGTTGTATATAAGGCCTATATTGGAAGAAACAAAACAACCATAAATGAAAATACCGATGTAAGTTTAAACTTTACGCTAGATTCTGTTAAAGTATATTCGGACACTTCGTGGCAATTAGAGGTCAAGTCTCCAGTCTAATATGGTATACTGATGGTTATGGATTCTGCAAAAAGCAACAAAAAAAGAAAAAGTTTGCCCAAAATGAAGGGGCAAGTTGGAGAATCACGCATCAAAGTAATAGATAAGATGTACGATTGGGGACTTTATGTTTATAAAAGATCTAATGGTAAATGGTTTACAGACGGTACTGGCTCTGTGCTAAACATTCAATCTATGAAGGGCGACATCGCTAAGATTTCAGAATTAAAACAAGCAGCCAAGTATTATGGAGATGATGGTGATGGAACTTGTGTGTTTGTCCCTGGTCTTAATCGTGTGTCCGAAGAAGAATACTCTGAACAAAAACAGAGGATGTCTGAAGGTTTGATTCCAAATATGAACGATTTGGGAGCGGTGCATGCTGCACAGCAAACAGTAAAAAAGTGGGGATCTGAAGACTAATGAGTGAAGAAATAGAATATAGGGTCGGAGCAAGAATTGATGACCTACAAGATACAGATAGTCAATTTAAAAAAAGCGACGCATTCGATCAATCTTGGGAAGAGTTAAAAAATTTATCTGGACTAGATAATAATTTTAAAAGACGTGCTTCTAGAATGTCAAAAGTTGAAGCCTCTCCAACATATTTAAGTAGTGCTAATGCTGTTAGTTCTGGAAAAGATGGGGCACAATCAAAAGAAATAAATCCAGGCACACTATATAGAAATGCTTATGGTTTGTTTGATGTTATAACTCCGCCATGGAACGTTTATGAGTTAGCCAATTATTATGACACTTCGTTTGCAAATCATGCAGCAATTGATGCAAAAGTAGAAAACATTGTTGGGCTAGGATATAAATTTCAAATATCTCCAAGAACAACTCTTAAATTAGAAGCCTCTGCAGATAAAGAAGCAACAGAAAGAGCAAGAGGAAGAATTGAAAGATCAAAAATTGAACTAACTGATTGGTTAGAAAATTTAAACAACGAAGATTCTTTTACATCTACGATGGAAAAAGTATATACAGACGTTCAGGCAACTGGAAACGGTTACATAGAAATTGGAAGAACTATAAGGGGGGAAATAGGATATGTAGGGCACATTCCCGCAACCACAATGCGTGTAAGGCGTCTGCGTGACGGCTTTGTTCAAATTATTGCAAACAAGGTTGTTTATTTTAGAAATTTTGGAGCAACAAATCCAAATCCAATAACATCAGATAGCAGGCCAAACGAAATCATTCAGTTGAAACAATACTCTCCGTTAAATACTTTTTATGGTGTACCAGACATTATTTCTGCAATATCTTCTTTACATGGAGATCAATTAGCATCTCAATACAATATTGATTATTTTTCAAACAAGGCTGTGCCAAGATATGTTGTAACTTTAAAAGGAGCAAAACTTTCTTCAGACGCTGAAGATAAAATGTTTAGATTTTTGCAAACCAGTCTAAAAGGTCAGTCTCACAGAACACTATACATTCCTCTTCCTGGCGACTCTGATGGAAATAAAGTTGAATTTAAAATGGAGCCAATTGAAAACGGAATTCAAGATGGATCATTTAAAGAGTATAGAAAACAAAATCGTGATGATATCTTAATAGCACATCAAGTGCCAATATCTAAACTTGGTGGGAACGATGCTTCATCTTTGGCTGCTGCTTTGTCACAAGATAGGACGTTTAAAGAGCAGGTGGCAAGACCAGCCCAAAGACAAATAGAAAAAATGATTAATAAAATTATTCGTGAAAAGACTGATATTTTAGAGTTTAGGTTTAACGAACTCACTTTAACAGATGAAATTACTCAGTCTCAAATATTAGAGAGGTACGTAAAAACACAGGTCATGCTTCCCAATGAAGCAAGGCAACAACTTGGATTACCACAAGTTTCATATGGTGATGAGCCTTTTCAATTAAAGCCACAAGACGTAGCAAATGAAACAGCCAATAGACAAAGAGATTCAGAACGATCAAACAATCAATCCGATGGTGCAGCAACAGTTTCTGGAAGAAACCCCAAGGGCGAAGGAAGATCGTCTCAATAAGTGAGATAGTGTAAAAAATTGCACTATAATATATACTAGTATGATTATATCAAAAGCCCAGTGGAACGCAGAGGGCGAAAATCTTAGATTATCAATGCCTTTCAATAAGGTAGATAAAGAAAGACGAACTGTTTCTGGTTTTGCAACTCTTGACAACGTAGATAAGCAAGATGACATTGTTACAACTGAAGCAAGTTTAAAGGCATTTAAAAAATTTCGTGGAAATATTCGTGAGATGCATCAACCATCTGCAGTTGGCAAAATGGTTTCATTCAAAGAAGATAAATATTATGATGAGAGTTCAGAAAAAATGTACAATGGAGTTGTTGTTTCTGCCTACATTTCAAAAGGTGCGCAGGACGCTTGGGAAAAAGTTTTAGACGGAACATATACTGGTTTTTCTATTGGCGGGAGAATGAACGAGTGGGACGATGCCTATAATGAAAAAGTAGATAAAACAATTAGAGTTATTAAAGATTATGATTTAGTAGAATTATCTTTAGTTGATAGCCCAGCAAATCAATTTGCAAATATAATTTCAGTAGAAAAAGTAGACGGAGTAAATGTTGTTAAGGGTGCAGACACAGTAATTGAAAATGTATTTTGGGATAAGAATTCAGGTGTTGTGATGTTGTCACAAAATGAATCAGAGTTAAGTCCAACTGATGGAATACAAATGGAAAATATAGGTTTCGTTGAAAAAACAGACAACGAGAAAACAAAAATGATAAAGTTCTTAGTAGCAAGTGCTAAAGGCACAAACACTTCTAAGATGAATAAGGAGGAAAATCCTATGTCAAAAACAACAAAAAATACAACAGAAGAAATCGTTAAGAATTCAGATGTTGTTGTTGAAGATATTCAGGTCGCTCCTCAGGTAGAAGCCATAGTCGAAACTGCTGAAACTGAAAAATCAGAAGATATTACAGTGGCAGAAGTTGCAACAACAGAACAGAATGAAGTTTCTGAAATTACTAAAACAGAAGATGTTAAAGTAGAAGAGGTTACAAAGTCTGAGTCAGTGGCAACACCAGAAAAGACTGAAGAGGTATCTAAATCTGATAAGGTAATTGCAGAAGCAGTTACTGAAATCAACAATACTTTAACATCAGCCTTTAGCGATCTAGTTGCAACCGTTAAGTCTCTACAAGAGCAGGTTAATACAATCACAAAATCAATTGATGCAGTCGCACAAGATGCAATTGCAACAAAAGATGCATTCAATGAATTTGGAAAGCGAGTAAACGCCGTTGAGGCAGATACAGCATTCCGAAAATCTGGAGATCTCGGAGAGATTATTCAGAATCAGCCTGAAATGGTTGAAAAATCCCTATGGGGCGGTCGTTTCCTCAAAACAGCCGATCTATTTAGATAAATCATCTGGAGGTGTAATCATGTCGGAAGAAATTAAGAAAAATCAGCCAGGTACAAGTGGCAATATTGGTGGAACTACTCCAGGCCTTTTCCAAGGTCAGGGTGCATTTGCATCAGGTTCAGACGCAGCAACAAACGTACCAGGTAATTACTCTGATGGTGGAGTTATTGGGAATATCCCAACAGCACTATCAGGAATCGTAGATGGTCCAAATGCAGTTAACCCCTCAGGTGATGCTGGCAGTGGTATTCTTCGTCCAGAACAAGCACGTCAATTTATTGACTATGTTTGGGACGCAACAGTACTTGCACAAGATGGCCGTCGCGTTACAATGCGTGCTAACACAATGGAACTTGAAAAAGTTAACGTTGGTGAGCGTGTAATTCGTGCTGCTTCACAAGCAGTTGGTGACTACACCAACGCTGGAGCAACATTTAGCAAAGTAGAACTTACAACCAAGAAGATTCGTCTAGATTGGGAAGTTTCTGCAGAGGCACTAGAAGATAACATCGAAGGTGCAGCACTAGAAGATCACATCGTTCGATTAATGACAAATGCTTTCGGTAATGATATCGAAGACCTTGCTATTAATGGTACAGGTGCAGGATCAAACGCATTCCTTTCAATTATGAACGGATTTGTTAATAAGGTAAAGACCGATGGGGATGCCCATGAGTCAGAAGTAACTGTATCAGATAACGCTTGGACACCATCTGTGATGCAAAACATCATCAATGCAATGCCACGTAAGTATCGTGCACTTAAGAACAATCTTAAGTTCTATGCAGGAACAGATGTATTTGGAGGAATCGTTAAAAATAACGGTACCCTTGCAGATGCAGTTGCAGAAGCGTTTGCTGGACAAGTTCCAGGAAGCACACAAGCAAACCGTCAAAACTATTTAGACGGTCTAGGACAAACTTTTGGCGGAGCACGTACAACTCGTGTTCTAGGTATTGAAGTTCAAGAAGTTCCTTACTACCCAGAAGGATATGTTGATTTAACATTCCCTGCCAACCGTGTATGGGGTTTCCAAAGAGACATTACTGTAAATCGTCAATACCAAGCAAAGAAAGATACAATCGAATACACAGTATTCGTTCGTTTCGGTTTGCAATGGGAAGAGCAGGATGCAATTGCATTCGCTGATGCTGCTTCAGATTCATAATCTGTAAACAGTTTTTATTTTGGGGGTAAGAGTTAAATCTCTTATCCCCATTTTAATTTATAATGATATAATACAATTGAGGGAGAAAAATGTCAACAGAAAAACAAAAAATTGATTTAATTGAAAATAATATTTTAGGAGTCTCTGTAGACAATCTGCCTACCCAAAACAAAGAAATTAAAACGGTTAAGGTAAAAGATTTGGTCGCCATTCATTCAATTAAAAATTTATATTCGTCAAGCCTGGGAAAAGTATTAAAGGGATATAACATTATAGAAAAAAAGAATTTAGAAAAATGGTTAACTAAATCAGGAATTAGGCTTGCCGACCCTGAAGAAGTAGCAAAGGAATACGGATTATAATATGGATATATTAAGAGTACCCACATACCCAAAATTAACTACTTGGGAAGTGCCAGACAATAACGAAAACTATACAATATATGTTGAAGATTTAGTAGATCATGAAATGGTATCTTCTAACGTCGTATCAACAGTAAACTCTAAAGTTACTTATACCTTTAATCAATCTGATTTATTAATGGACAGGAAATTTTTATTTCAAATTTTAGACGAAGATGAAAATATAGTTGTAGAAGATGTAGTTGATTTTGTAAGGCCGTATGTTAACCCAAATAGTTTGGGATCTACCGCTTCAGAAATTACAGAGTACACACAACTAGAAATGGTTGCTAGATCAATAATAGATACCATAATTCAGGATGGTTTTTATAATTCAAAAATGATAGTTCAAGGCGTTGGCCAAGGATCAGACTATTTTAATGTTTGGAAAAAATTTAATAAAGTCTTAAAGGTATATGAAAACAATATTTTAATTTTTGATTTTGAAACTCCAGATGAAAATTTTTACGATTTTAATATTACCGGAGATAACTCTGCCATTCAACGTGTTTCTGAATCTACATACAACCGAGTTGAGCAAGGATCAATTATACTCCCTGCATCCGCTGGAGATTTAGGATCCGTAGGAACTGGAAGAGTTGTTGATTTTCCAAGAGGCTATGATTATATTTTTCTACTAGACGCAGGGTATAAAACAGTTCCTGTTGATATTGAGTATGCAACAAAGTTATTAATTGAAGATTTAAAGTGCGGGAAGTTAGACTATTACAAACGATATGTAACATCATACAATACTGATCAGTATAAAATTCAGTTTGATAAAACTGTTTTAAATGGAACTGGCAATATGATAGTTGATAAAATTTTAGACAAATACAGAAATAACCTTGTTAGGCCAGGTGTGATTTAATGTTATGCGAGTTAAATGACTTTATTCATCCCATGTGTGCAGATGTTTACTATGCAATAGCCTCCCAAGGTGGCTACGGAGAAATAAAAAAACAATGGGTTATTGATAGAACAATTGCTTGCAACGCCACCCCATCCTCTAGAAAAAACATCGAAGAGTTGGATCCCAAGATGATTTCAACCCTAAGCAATAAACTAAACGCAAGATCATTAACCGACCTAAGAGTGTCTTCTCTTGGTAAAAGTTATGCCATAACGGATATCCTAATTACAAACATAAGAGATGATAAGGGTAATTCAATATATAAAGAAACCTCTGGCATACGCTCTGGCAAAGGCACAATATACGAAATTGCAACAATAAATCCATTTGTTGGTCCGTTTGGAAATATTGATTCATATAGAATGGTTTGGAGACGTACTGATAGTCAAGCGTCAGTAGATTAATGCTAGTTAAACTAAATACTAAACTTTTTCAAAAACAGTTAGATAATATGGTAGATTATTCTTTTGGTTTTTTAGAAGGTGCTGAGTCTGGAAAAAAAATATTTTTAGATAATCTTGCAAGAGGAACAGTTGAAGCATTAAAATTATATATAGATGCGATGGCAAGAAGCAATCCTGCAGCACTACACCACGTATACGAATGGTATCAGGTTGGAAATAGAGGGCAAAGATTGTTTGACGTTGAATATCGAGTAACAAGTTTGGGGATATCAATTAACTCTAAATTTAAGCAGTCTC